TAAGCAGGTTCTCTTTAATCGCGCATACTCCGAGACGATTGATGATGTAGATATGCGCGGATATGTTCCATTATCTCCTGGGTTTGTAGTTCATGATTACAAACAAGGTCAGTTTCCTTACAAGAACTGTCATTACTGGCCACATTACAGTTTCCGTCCAAGTATGATTGATGTAGAAACTATTTTGAAACTTGGGAATTACGATAGTCCCAACACGTTCTTTGAAATGGATTATGCCAAGAAGTGGGTGGATGCTGGACACAAGTCTGCATTCTTTGATATGGTTTGTTGCCGCCATACTGGTCGTTTGACATCCGAGCGAAATGACGGGAAGGTTAAGAATGCGTACGATCTTAATAACGAGAATCAGTTTAACAAATCCAAAAGCATGAAAGTTATTAATTTGAAGCGGCGATCAGATCGGCGTGAAACTATGACAAAACTGTTTTCTGACATTCAGTTCACTGATTATGAGTTTGTAGAGGCAGTTGATGGTCAGCAGATCAAACCAACGATTGAACTCAAGAACTTATTTGAAGGTAATGATTTTGGATCACGGTCTGGAGTTATTGGGTGTGCATTAACCCATTACAATTTGTGGAAAGCACTACTGAATAGTAATGACGACTACTACGTTATTTTTGAAGATGATGTGACTCTTTCACCAAATTTTAAGAAAGTATATGAAGTATTGACTAAACAACATATTTTTAAGAAGTTTGATTATTTGTTTCTAGGATACCATATGTACAGCGCAAACCGTGAAGCAACAAAGGATATATATGTCAAGGAATCTGAGAATATTACGATTGGAGATATGCAAAATGACTTGAATATTGGTGCAGGATTTAGTTACTCTCTAAATAAAAACGGGGCGCGTATTCTTGTTGATTATATAGCCAAGAACGGTATTAAGCACGGAATTGATTACGTTGTAAAAATCTGTAAGGAACTGAAATGTATGGAACTGCGCCCTCAAATTGTGTTTTCCGAATGGTATGAACGTGTTGGCCAAGATGTAGATACAGATATTCAGAAAGATACAACAACTATCAATTTTGACAATATTGTGGAGGACTTTACGTTTGTACAAGGTTTGGATCATATGGGAGATGATCTGTTCTTCAATAAAGTGAGTGTAGAAGAAGCTAAGCGCTTGGCTCTTGAAAATCCACAATGTATGGGGTTCAATACCCTAGGATTTTTCAAGAGTAAGATCAACGTTGGAAAGCTACGGCGATCAGCATATTTTGGACCGGAAGATGGAATTTATATCAAAAATGTGAAGAAGCAAGTAAGTGTACTTCCTAAAGTAAAACTGATTGGAAACTGGCAATCGTCTCAGAAAATGGCAGAAGAGTTTGGACTAATGCCTCATGATGGATTTGAACTTACATGGAAAGACGAAGCTGATTACTATGCTATTGTGAACTTACCAAATACCGAAGAATATTACGATTCAAAAAAAAGTATAATTTTTCAGATGGAGCCTTGGGTGTATGATGATGCAAAACCATGGGGAGTAAAGACTTGGGGTCAATGGGCAACTCCAGACCCTTCAAAGTTTTTGCACGTAAATTCTCATCGCAAGTTTTTGAATCCTGCTCAGTGGTCGCTAAAAGGAGATCTTTCAAACTTCCCGTCAAAGAAAGATGAAACTGCTATTGTTCTAAGCAATAAAACCAACGATACAGGTCATAATTTACGTATTCAGTTTGTCCGGAATATGGTAACAATTAATGTGTATGGACAAGAGAATTACCATAATATTACGTCATATATTGGTCCAGTACCCGATGATAATAGATATAATGTATATTCCAAGTACAAGTACGTTTTGGCGGTAGAAAACAACTCGGAAGTGAATTATGCTACTGAAAAGATCTGGGAACCCCTGATGTGTGAATGCCTGCCATTTTACTGGGGATGTCCGAATCTTGAAGACCATATTGATCCTCGGGCATTTGTTCGTTTGCCTTTGGAGAATGTGGCTGAATCCATGCGAATTGTAGAACAAGCTATTCGGGAAGATTGGTGGTCTCAACGTATTGACGCTATCCGATCAGCTAAGAAGAAGATTGTGACTGAACTTGGTTTTTTCCCACGAATTCAAAGCATTATTCAAAAGCGCACACTCTATATTGCTGGATGTGTCAAGAATTGTGGTAAGTATTTAGATAAAGTTTTTAATAATTTTAGGAAGATTGTAAATCTGTTTGATAGTTACCAAATTGTTATCGCGTATGATGAATCAAAGGATAATTCGTTATCTGAACTTGTTCGTCTAAGCCAAAAGTTTGATATGAAGATCATTCGTGCAAATGGAACATCTCTTGTATCATGCGAAAATATCTGTAATGCTCGTAATGCAATTTTGAAGTATCTAAAAGGACGTGACTACAAGTACCTGATTATGGTTGATATGGATGATGTATGTTTAACTCCTATTAATATACCAGTACTTGAAGAAACACTTGCGCGTGATGATTGGGATGCAGTATCTTTCAATCATAGTCCTTACTATGATATTTGGGCATTGTCAATTGATAAGTATCGTTTTAGTTGTTGGAACTTTAAGGAGTCTACAGCAGGATCAAAAGTTGAAGAAATGCAAGAATATATTAAAAATAAGATTAAGAATACCAATAAGTCTGATCTAATTGAATGTGAGTCCGCGTTCAACGGGTTCGCGATTTATCGTCCCGAGAAGTTTATTGACTGCGAATACAGTACCAAGATAGAAGATTCAATCAAGTATATGCGCCCAGAAGATATGGTAGGAACGTACACTATAGATAAAGAGGAGGATTGTGAGCATCGTCCGTTTCATTTGAAAGCTGTACATAAGAACGGAGCGCGTATTCGCATTTCTCCACAACTACTATTTGAGAGTAATTTGGAATCTGAATGTAGACTTGTTTCGTCTCGTGGCATTCTAGATTCTTGTAAGGTAAAATCGTCCACTCCCATATCAAGTATAAAAATACTTAGCAGCTATAACTGGGATTCTCTAAAAGATGGAACAACGGTATATGTATGTTCAAACGCAATCAAACATTTCGCGACGTTATTATATAGGATTTCAGTAAAGTTCATTCTTGTGTCAGGTGATTGTGATGAGTTAGTACCAAACGATTGTTTTAATAATGAAAAGGACTTCAAGAAGTTTATTGAGTCAGATAAGATTATTCATTGGTACGCTCAAAATTGTGTTGGGACACATCCAAAACTATCTGGAATTCCTATTGGTCTAGACTATCATACTGTCAAAACACAAGATCATCCTTGGAGTCCTATGATGAGTCCTATTAAGCAGGAAAATCAGATTTTGTCTCTAATTAAGACCTCTTTTACTGAACGGATTATTGGATGCTATTCTAATTTCCACTTCACGATACAAGGTCGTAAGTTTGGTAATGATCGTGTGGAAGCTATTCAAAATGTTCCCGAGGAGCTAGTCTTTTATGAACCACAAACACTTCCTCGCATAGAGTCATGGACAAATCAAGTAAAGTATGCGTTTGTATTATCTCCACAGGGTGGAGGTCTTGATTGCCATCGTACATGGGAAGCTCTTTGCCTTGGGTGTATACCCATAGTAAAAAGTTCTAAAATCAATTATTTATTTGATGATCTACCAGTTCTAATTGTTAACGAATGGAAGGACGTTACGAAAGATCTGCTTGAGAAGACAGTATCTGACTTTTCAACTAAAAATTTTGATTATTCAAAGATTACGTTGAAGTACTGGATGGATAAGATTAGATCGTAAGAATTGTTTTCTCTTTAGGATGTTCGGGCAAAGTTCCAGCCGCCCGATGAGTTTGAACTGTATTCCAGATCTCACGGAAACTTTCAAGATTAGTTGAGAGCCACTGGGGATCACGAGGAACTAGTTTAGCACGGTACTTGTCAAATACCCAATATACAGTTGTCCACCACTCAGTTTCCAAAGTAGGCATCATTTCGCGACGCCAAGTTGCGACATCACGCTTGTCTTCAATATCGCGATAAACAACTTTCCCGCTTTCGTCAATCGCAAACCAAGATTTATACTGAGCGGTAGATTCTAGCCATTCAGTATACGTCACTTCCTGAAACTTCATTTCAACATAGTCACACTCGGTCATATCCGTACATTCCAACTGAAGCTGCATTTGGTGATAGTATGTTGAAGGAATGGGTGTATCATCAGAGAAGTCACGTGAGATGGGACACTTGAATTCTACCAGACGTCCATACCGAGGATCATCCTTAGTTTCTGAAAGAAGTATACCGTCAGGAGATGCGCCTAGAAATGAGTGGTCGCGATGAGGAATACATGTCGTATCTTCAATCCGAACACCTGGCTGGATATATGTCATGTAAATATGCTTGGCAATTGGTTCAAACCTTGTTCCCCACATCAGAGCTTTAGGTCCAAACCCTGACTGCTGTTGCTGTCTTGGTACCAGCTTGGACATAACAATCTCATGTTTCAAAGCAGGTGAAGCATCATGAACTGCTTTATAAATTTCCGAAGCTGTTAGCATCTCGCCACGCTTAGTATGCCATGCATCGGTGCGCTGATCGTTCTGCCCATAAAGAAGCAAGATCTGTTCTACTTTATCTAGGTCCATTTAACTCTATAGGTTTAGGTTAACTAAACCCGTTTTCAGGGTACGTAAGAAGAGTAGTAAATGGAAATCCAAAGTCAGGAACAGTGGGTACTTTATCGCCTTGAGCGGTTTTATACACTAAAGAATACTGAACGTGTTAGCGATATTTTGTCCGGAAAGTCTAACCTTTCTCTTCGTCTAATTGATTGGTTTGTCACTAATTACGCAAAGAAGTACAACATTTCGTACATGACAAAAGCAAATAAGCACGTGATTGTTTACTTGTCGTACAAGTCACATCTAAAAGCGTACAGCAAAAAGATGTTTGATCCTTTTTGTCGTTGGAAACGCATTAAGTTCCGGGATATGGATACGACAGTCGGCCAGCTCAATTTTTTTGAGTGGGCAATTTCCGATGAGGTTTTGGATTACCTTGAAAAGAACCGCGAAACAATTCATACAGATATGGAGACGCGGCTACATGAAGCCAAGGAAACTGATGGACCAAAGAAGAAGCGCCACGAACTTTCGCATTCAGCTACCAAATCTATGACCCGTCATGATGTGCGTGTAACTGTAAAGTTTGATTAACTTTCAATTAAGTAATGTACTCAATTCTAAAACCCAACTACGTCTACCGAGATACCTCGGAAGATATAGCTGATCACGACGATGATTATGATGCCGAAGAATGGCATTATAATGGTAGAGATGTATACCGTGGATCTCTGGATCGCCAGTACGAATGGAATGTATACTCTTTGTACGACGACAACTCAAAAAGGGTAGGTCTGGCCGAACATGATCCTGACCATCCCGAGATCTTTTTTGCGCTTTGGTTTGATTCAAACCCATTTTCTACCCTTTTTCAGGAAAAGTGGGAATGTAAAGATGCAACCTTATGGTCTATTTTGTCCAATGAAGCGTACCAGGATTGTTTAGAGACCGATTTTAAAAACGTGTTTGATAAGACTTTAAATACAAATATCCGACTTCTAACTCCTGAAATGATTATTAATATGCCAGAGATCCATGAATGCCCCAAGTGTGGAAAAAAATCGCTTTTATCTCTGAACGGTTGCCCGGAAATAAAAAGACCTTATGTTGATTCCGATTGCTCGGTACTTTTTGTTGATGAGTCTTTTATTATGTATACTGCGTCACCTGATTCACGTGTTTGGTCTAAGGTGCGCCCGCGCCCGCAGCCGGACGACGACGAGGCTGACGACCAGTTGGTACAGACGTCGGAGCCTGCTCAGTTACCTGTGACTGATCCTGAACCTGAGACCCAGCACCATACTCCGAATCCTCATTCGGGGCAGTCTGATTCTCATCCTCTACAATCGTAGGGGGTGCAGCCGACTCATCATCAAACATATCAGCAGCCGTACGGCGCAGCTGAGGGAATACCTGAGCTGCCGTCAGACGCCACGTCACACCAAAGCCACCGCCAGCAATCACATAGATGCTGCCGCTGACTGCGAGATTCGCCTCAACACCCTTGGGGAAGATGGAGGTCAGAGACTCGGGCGTGACATACGTCACAGGGTTGCGCGAGGCATCCACGATCTCAGTTGAGACACGGTTGTCGTAAACTGGGACCTTGACACGGAAGCTCGGAGGATACTTGCCATTCGGCACGTACTCACCATCAACCTTGTCAGTTGAGAAGCTCAGAATACGCTTGAAGCTATCACGAATCGCCTCCTCGGAACGCTTCTTGCCGAACCACTTGGTGCTGTTCTCCACAGCAGCCTTGATAATGTGATTCTCCAGATCCGCCAGGAGATTGTACAGCTTACCAAGATCGTCGGTACCAGCCGAACGCTCCTTGCCATACGGATCAGCACCCTTGAGGGAACCGATCAGAGTGTACGTCTTCATACCATTATCGCCTTCACGCACTAGGCAACCGCCAGGGTAGCCTACGCGAGGCAGACGAATAAGCAGACTGTTACCATTGTAACGCATCGTGATTGACGGATTGCGACCTGCCTTAGCCTGACCTACCTGGAACGTTACGTTATTTACATCGATAGAGCTTGAGTGAATAGGGCCGTTCATCTTTCTTGTTGTTGTGATCTTATTAGGTTAGAAAGGTGTAAATCCGTTTTCGGGGAAACAAAACCAAATTTAGGTTTTACAGGAAAGGAAACGAGAACATTAAATAATGGTCCTGTGTTCATCTTGTAAGAACAAGACAAGTCCGGAACAGTGTCCATCCCAAGCTATGAAAGGGTTACTCTTCTGTGGCAAGCATGCTAAGACGAAAGTGAAACGGTTGTGGGCAGACGTAAATAATGGGAATCAAAAAGCCATTTTTATTCAAAAAATATGGAGAGGGTACTTTATTCGTCATAGATTGAAGTTGGCAGGTGAAGGTGTATTGAAGCGTTCGGATTGTCACAATACTGAAGAATTGGTCACATTAGATGATAAGACTAAAGTTAGTCCCTTAAATTATTTTTCATTCAGGGAAGCCGAAAAACTGTGGTGGTTTGATGTACGAAGTTTGTACCATATTTTGAAGCGTTCAATTAGACCAGAAAATCCGTATACTCGTCAACCGTTATCAATAGAAACTAGAAGACGATTACGTGATGTGTGCCGAATAAGAAAGAAGTTGGCGATAGAAAATTACCACGACGCTCCCAAACCTGAACATTTTGCAGAATTAGTGAATGAGAAATGGCTGACAGTGTGCCAAATCATTGAAGAGAATGGGTTTTTTGATATGAACCATTTACTGTTTTCATCGTTGAATAGGTCTCAGTTATACGTTCTAATAAATTTGATTCAGATGGATCTGGTAGCTTTTGCAACGGAACATTCTATAAGGTCCAAGCGTTACCAGTACATTCAATGGATGAGAACTTGTTTATCCAACTTTGAAAAGAACAGAACAAACCGACTCCAATGTTCTTGGGCTGTTTCTAAGGTACTTTTATCAATTTTGTATGATTGTCAGGAAAACTACCCTGTGTGTTTCATAATTGTGAGCGCCCTGACTAGATTGTGATTTAAACAG